TGATCCTAACACCTTGTCTGCAAGTCAGATGAATCCCGGAACACTTGCTGGTCGCGTAAGCGCTGGTAACCCTGACCGTGATGATGTCAAGACAACGGGTATTGAGACTCGCGGTAATGGCTGTGCAACGAAGGGCCGTATGGCTCGCGGACCAATGGCGTAATACATGAACTACGTACAACTTCAGCAAGCAATTATTGATTACTCGCAAAACTACGAGCAAACTTTTGTTGCCAACATTCCTCGCTTTGTTCAGGAAGCTGAAGAACGTATTTACAACGCCGTTCATTTGCCGTCGCTTCGCAAGAACGTCACAGGTACGATGACCGCCAGTAATAGCTACTTGTCCCTACCGGATGATTGGCTAGCTGCGTACTCGTTGGCTGTGATTGATGGCTCAGGTAATTACACGTACTTGCTAAACAAAGACGTTAACTTTATTCGTGAAGCGTACTCATCCCCTACTACGCTAGGTACACCAAAGTACTACGCCTTGTTTGGTTCACAATTTTCGTACCCAAATGAGTTGTCTGTGATTCTTGGGCCAACACCTGACGATAGCTACGGCGTAGAGATGCACTACTTCTACTACCCGCCGACGATTGTTCAGGGCATGGTAACTACGTTTGACTTGCCATTTACGGCTGGTTCTGCGTATGTTAATGGGGTTTACCCTAATGTCCCACTGTCTGGTGGCTCTGGCACTAACCTAACTTGCACGATTCAGGTGGTTGGTGGCGCGGTGGCAAACATCACTATCGACAACGGTGGGGCTTTCTATGTGGCTAACGACGCTCTATCTGTTAGTAATACTTACCTTGGTAACTCTGGCTCTGGCTTCGCCATTACTGTAGATACGGTTTCCAACACAAGTGGCACTAGCTGGCTGGGTGATAACTTTGACCCGCCGTTACTGTATGGTGCGATGCGTGAAGCGATTATCTTCATGAAGGGCGAGCAGGACATGGTTGCTTACTACGAGCAGAAGTTTACTGAAGCCATGCAGATGCTTAAACGCTTGGGCGATGGTCTGGAACGTGGTGATAGCTATCGAGACGGACAAGTTAAATTGCCGGTGAAGACATGATCGTACAAACATACTGCGGAGTCTTCGCTCAGAACCTGCTTAGGGGTACGGAGAACTTTAATACTGGTACACCCTATACCTACAAGATTGCCTTGTATACAGCCAACGCTAACCTGTCTGGCACAACATCTTCATATACAAGCATTGATGAGATCACCGGCACGGGCTACACGGCTGGGGGCAAGATTTTAACTCCAGTAGTACCGGCGTTAGACCCAACTAACAACACTGCATTTATTTCGTTTGCTAACGCAGTTTGGACGCCAGCGGTCTTCACAGCAAGGGGTGCGCTGGTCTACAATAGCACTACCGGTGCAGCCTGTTTTGTTTTGGATTTTGGCTCGGATAAGACAGCAACAAGTACATTTACCGTGACTTTCCCAACGGCTAATTCAACCAATGCCATTATCCGGATAAATTGAGGAGTTTTTATGAGCAGTGAAAAAGCAAAATTTGGGGATGTCGTTGACGCGACAGTTACCCGTGGTGCCGGTCAGACTGAGGTTGTTGGTCTAGAAGGCGTTTACACAGCAGAGTGTTTTGACGCACAGGGTAACCTGAAGTGGTCGGACTCGATTAAAAACCTGACAACGAACGTCGGTCGCGCAAGCCTGATTGATTCGTACTTTGCAAACACCGGTGGTGGCGCAGTTGTTATGGGCCTAAAAGGTACGGGCGCTGCTGCTTATACTGACACACAGATTTCGCATGCTGGATGGCTGGAAGTCGGTAATGCTAACGCTCCTACATACTCTGGCGTACGCAAGACTCCAACATTTGCTTCGGCAACAAACGCTAACCCATCGGTTCTGGCTACAAGTGCAGCTGTAACGTTTGCGATGACAGGTTCTGGTACGGTTGCTGGTGCATTCATTAACGTTGGTGGCTCATCGACGATTGACAGCACAACGGGCGTTCTGTTCTCGGCTGGTGACTTTACCGCTGGATCAAAGACTGTTACTTCAGGCGACACAATTAACGTTACTTACACGCTGAGCGCTTCGGGCTAAGGAGCTGTAAATGGCTCTAGTTGTTCAGGATAGGGTACAAGAAACTGCCTCTGCTCCCGGCACAGGTACTGTAACCCTGCTCGGCGCTGTAACTGGATTCCAAGCCTTTAGTCCTTCGATTGGTAACGGCAACACCACCTACTACTGTATTGCTGACCAAGGTGGCGCAAACTGGGAAGTTGGTATTGGTACGGTGGGTGCTGGTACGTTAGCGCGTACGACTATTCTCTCGTCGTCCAACGGCGGCAGCGTCGTTAACTTTAGTTCCGGCACACAGGTTGTGTTCTGTACGTACCCGTCCGAAATTTCTGTTTACGCTTCAAACTCACCCACGGCTACTTATGTGTTGACTGCTCAAGGTGTTGGTACTCCACCAATCTGGGCTGTAAACTCTGGCGCTACGGCTGACGATGCGTACTTCCTTGCTTTTATGATGGGCTAAATATGGCTACTTACGCAAACTCCTCTTATGTAGCCAAAGACATTGGCACATCCGCTTCTTCAGTTATTACTGTTTCGTCTGGTACACAGGCGATTGCAAGCCTGATTGTTTCGAATACGATTTCTTCCCCGATCACAACGAGCGTTTACATTACACGTTCCGCTGTTGACTACTACTTGGTTGCTAACGCAACGATTGCAGTGGGTGGCTCGCTTGAAGTGATTCAGGGTAACCGGGTGGTATTGTTGTCTGGTGATACGCTTAAAGTTGTTAACAGCGCAGCCGCTTCTGGTGACTGTGTGGCATCTGTCTTGACGGCGACTTAACATGGCATACCTTGGTGCAACACCAACTACACAAAGCTTCTCCCCCGCTATTGATTATTTCAACGGCGATGGGGTAACGATTGCTTTTACGCTCTCACGCCCTGTTGCGTCCGTGGCGCAAGTGCAGGTGGTTGTTAACAACGTAGCCCAAAACCCAAGCTCAGCTTACACGGTAAGCGGCAACACAATCACATTTACCTCTGCCCCGTCAGTGGGTACGAGCAACATTTATGTCTACTACACAAGTCCAATCACGCAGGTTGTACAGCCTTCGACGGGTACGATTGGGAAGATTGAGTTAGACATTGCTAACTTAAACGGGACTGGGGCAGCACAACTTCCCATAGGCACAACGGCTCAAAGACCCGCTTCTCCTGTTGTAGGTATGCAGCGTTGGAATAGTACGCTCGGTCAGATGGAAGCGTGGACTGGCACTGCTTGGCAAGCGGTTACTTCGTTGCTTTATTCGGCTAGTTACCTTGTTGTGGCTGGTGGTGGTGGCGGTGGCTTTAGTCACGGCGGCGGCGGTGGTGCTGGTGGATTGCTTGCGTCAACTACATCATTCAACTCTGGTGCGTCTTACGCAATTACTGTTGGTGCTGGCGGTGCGGTTAATACTAGTGGAGCAAACTCAGCAATTGCAACTCTTGGCATAACGGCTATCGGTGGGGGTGCAGGTGCTTATTTTACTGCTACTGCGGCTCTTTCAGGCGGTTCAGGTGGTGGCGGTGCTGGGGCATCAGGAGTTACAACAGGCGCTGCGGGAACATCTGGACAAGGATTTGCTGGCGGTAATGGGTTTCTTAATTTATTTAGAGCTGGCGGCGGCGGCGGTGGTGCTAGTGCAGTCGGCGCAAGTGTTGTTACCGATGGCACAGGCGCTGCTGGTGGTGCTGGTGCGTCAAACTCAATAAGCGGCTCTGCTGTTACTTATGCAGGTGGCGGTGGCGGCGCTGGTAACAGTGCAGGTGGTGGAGCAGGTGGCGCAGGCGGCGGCGGTGCGGGTTCAAATGCTACTACAGCAGGATCAGGCACAGCAAACACAGGTGGCGGCGGTGGCGGTACTTCTGGCGGCACAGCAGGCGCAGGCGGTTCAGGCATCGTAATCATCAGCTATCTTGGATCACAACGTGGCACAGGCGGTACCGTTACATCTTCGGGTGGCTACACAATCCATACGTTTACATCAAGCAGTACATACAACGCTTAAGGAGTCCAAAGTGGGACATTTCGCAAAGGTAGTTGACGGCAAAGTGACACAAGTAATTGTTGCTGAGCCTGAGTTCTTTGACACATTCGTAGACAGCTCACCCGGTCAGTGGCTACAAACCAGCTACCGCACACATGGCGGTCAGCATCCAGAGAATCGTCCACTTCGTAAAAATTACGCCGGTGTAGGTTACGACTACGACGCAGCTCGCGACGCATTTATTCCGCCACAGCCGTTTGCTTCGTGGGTGCTTGATAGCCAGACTTGTTTGTGGAACGCCCCTGTTGCAATGCCTACGGACGGCAATATGTATTCGTGGGACGAGGCTACGATTAGCTGGAAAGAATTAGTTTCTGAGGCTGCATAATGCCCGTTAGCACACTTGGTTCTGCTGCTGTAGATAGTGCGTCCCAGACTGGTACGGGAGCAGTCGTGCTTCCCGTTGGGACTACAGCACAAAGACCAAGTGTTACTGTTTCTTCTATTCGTTTTAATACGACAATAAATAGTGTTGAGTACTACGATGTAAACACTTCTTCTTGGAAGTCAATGTAATGCCTATTAGCACCATCGGACAAGCTGGGTTAGATTCTGGGTCATTTATTGGCACTGGGGCTATGGCTATTCCTTCTGGTACTACAGCACAACGCCCTGCAACAGCAGCAACTGGTCAACTTCGTTACAACACTACGACAAGCGGCATGGAGGTTTATAACGGCACAAGTTGGGGCGTTGTTGGTGGAGTCCCTTACGCAATTAATTATCTTGTAGTAGCAGGCGGTGGCGGTGGCGGATTTGGCGGCGGCGGCGGTGGCGCAGGTGGCTTGTTAACTTTTGCCGCAGCTTTATCTACTGGCACGGTTTACACCATAACTGTTGGTGCGGGCGGAACAGGGGGAACACTTGCCGCAAATCCAACCAACGGCACTAATTCTGTTTTTTCATCTACTGCTTTAACTGTTACTTCAACTGGCGGCGGCGCGGGCGGTAGTAGTGGAGCTAATGGCGCTAACGGCGGCTCTGGTGGCGGCGCTGGGCGATCTGACAGCTCACGTTCAGGAGGACTTGGAACTTCTGGGCAAGGAAATAACGGCGGAGCAAACGCTGCTGGTGGGGTGTATCCTGCTGGAGGTGGCGGTGGAGCAGGTGCTGTAGGGCAAGCACCCCCAGATAACAACATTGGTGGTGCTGGTGGCGCTGGAACTGCGTCATCTATTACAGGCTCTTCGGTTACTTATGCAGGCGGTGGTGGCGGTGGAACACGACAAGGTTTTGCTGGCGGATCAGGCGGAGCAGGTGGTGGCGGTGCTGGAGGCTCATCCGGAGTTGGAACAAATGCAACCGCAAATACAGGTGGAGGAGGTGGTGGTGGTGGTCAATCTACTCCAGATTTTGCAGAAAAAAACGGTGGCTCCGGCGGTTCAGGCGTGGTTATTTTGGCTGTTCCCACATCAAACTACTCAGGCACAACAACTGGCTCACCGACAATTACCACATCTGGTTCAAACACTATTATTAAATTTAATAGCTCTGGCTCCTATACGGCGTAAATCATGTACATAGGCAACACACCGCTCTACCAATCGTTTGTAACTGATACCTTCAGTGGTAACGGCTCGACGACCGCCTTTACGATGTCTGTGGCTCCTGCCAATACGTCGTCTGTACTGCTTGCTATTTCTGGTGTTCTTCAAGACCCAACGACATACACCGTATCGGGTACAACGCTTACGTTCTCGGCTGCACCACCGACAGGCACAGGCAACATTTCAGTACGCTATCTTGGTATTCCAGCGGTCACACAGGCTATTGCAAACAGCTTCCCGTTCTTCACTTCAGCGGGCGTACAAGACGATATTCCGCTAATATCTAACCAATACTTCCCCTTCTTTCTTGCCTCGGGTGCGTCGAGCAACATTCCTCTTATTGTGGTGTAACTATGGCTAAAATTGTTAAATCAATCTACACAAGCACAGCGGTTACGTCGCTAGGTGAGTTAACCTCTACAGATACTATTGAAGGTACTCTGGCTCCAGTCATCACGACCTTGACCGACGGCGCAACAATCACACCCAACTTTGCTACAAGCTGCAACTTCACTGTGACCCTTGGCGGCAACCGCACAATCGCAGCACCAACGAACCAAGTGGCAGGACAAAGCGGCTCAATCTTTATTATTCAGGACGGCACAGGCTCACGCACGTTGACTTGGAACTCGGCTTGGGACTTCCCTGCTGGCACGGCTCCTACGCTCTCGACCGCCGCTAACGCTATCGACCGGGTTGATTACATCGTTCGTGCTACCAACTTTGTGCAGGCTGTGTTCACAGGAAACTACCTATAATGGGTATCGTAGACAACGCCCTGATGGGCGCTTCTGGTCAGAGTGGCTACAACCTCACACGCTCGCTGCGGTTTCGTAGCTCGGCTAGTGCTTATTTGAGCCGGACTCCTGCTAGTGCGGGCAATCGCAAGACTTGGACATGGAGTGCATGGGTTAAGCGTGGGCAATTAGGTGTATTTCAATCCATTTTTTCTGCTTTTAACGGCGCGGCTAACAATGATGGCATTGGTTTTAATGCAAACAACAAACTATCATTGTATTCAGCAAGTGTAGGTGCAGACGTCAGGGTAACAACTGCGGTCTATCGTGACCCGTCTGCTTGGTATCATATTGTTGTTTCTTCAGATACGCCGAACGCAACAGCGCAAAGCAGGGCTAGAATTTGGGTCAATGGATCTGAGGTTACGGCTTGGGATACCAATACAACCATTACGCAAAACAGCGATTGGTTTTTCAACAGTACGAATCAACACAATATTGGGCGATTTGTTGCTGGCGGCTATTACGATGGCTATCAAACTGAAATTAACTTCATCGACGGTCAGGCGCTCACCCCATCATCATTCGGGTCAACCAACACGCTAACAGGCGTATGGCAACCTGCAAAGTACCAAGGAACATATGGTACGAATGGTTTTTATTTGCCCTTCACGGACAACTCCGGTGCGACAGCCACGACGATTGGCAAAGACTTTAGTGGAAACGGCAATAACTGGACACCGAACAACATCAGCATCACGGCTGGTGTGACATACGACTCCATGACCGATGTGCCTACGCTAACAAGTGCTACGGCGGCTAACTTTGCTGTGTTGAATCCATTGAAAAGTTACTACACCCCGACAAATGGCAATTTGTCGATGTCAACAGGCTCTAGCGTTACTGGACTTGATGTTGCAAGCATTGGTTTGGGGACAGGAGTTAAGTTTTATTTTGAAGCAACGGCTACAGGCACTGCGGAACAAATTGGTATTTTTAGCAGTAATCACGCATTAACACCAACAGGTTCAAAGCGGTATTGGTATCTGGAATCTGGCGGTTTGTACAACGATGGAACGCTTTTGCAATCTGTTGCAACATTCACAAGCGGTGACACGATTGCTGTTGCTTGGGATGGCACGGCGCAAACCGTTACGTTTTATAAAAACAATACGCAACAAGGCACAGCAATTTCTGTAGACACCAGCTATTCGTATTTCTTTGGTGTCGGTGCGTACAACGGTGGCTGGAACGTCAACTTCGGACAGCGTCCTTTTTTATACACACCCCCCACAGGTTTTGTAGCCCTGAACACGTTTAACTTGCCGACTAGCACTATCGTCAAGGGCAATACGGTGATGGATGCTACGTTGTATAGCGGGAATAACGCTGCAACACAAACAATCGTAAACGCCGCAGGATTTCAACCTGATGCAGTTTGGTTGAAGTGTAGAAGCACGGTTGACTCTTGGGGGCAGGTTGATTCTGTTCGCGGCGTTAACAAATTACTTCAAAGCAACAACACAAACGCTGAAATTACAGCAGGTTCAGTAACCGCATTTAATTCAAACGGATTTACTGCTGATTTGAATTTCAACGTGTCTGGTCGCACTTACGTTGGCTATCAATGGCAGGCAGGAAAAGGAACAACATCAACCAACACAAGCGGAACAATTACATCGACTGTAAGCGTAAATGCTAGTGCTGGGTTTTCGATTGTGACATATAGCGGTTCAACCCCGTCTGGTACGGTTGGACATGGGCTTGGAGTTACCCCTAGTATGATTATTGTTAAACAGCGTAATGCTGCAGGTAACAATTGGCCTGTTTGGATTAGTGGAACAACAAGTGCCACTCAGTTTTTATTTTTTAATGGTGTGGCAGCAATTGCAACATCTACCAACTTTTGGAATAGCACGTTGCCAACTTCGTCTGTATTTAGTGTTGGTAACGATAGCGCAACAAACACAACAGGTTCAACTTATGTGGCATATTGTTGGGCTGCAATAGCTGGGTTTAGTTCATTTGGTAGCTTTACCGGCAACTCCAATGCGGATGGGCCGTTTGTGTATTTAGGCTTTAGACCAAAGTATGTAACGCTTAGAAGAACAGACGATACTGGCAATTGGTTAGTATTTGACGCCGCCCGAGACCCATACAATACAGTTGTAAATTTTCTACGGACAAATGCTTCAGATGCGGAATCAACCGGTGTAGATGTGGCGTTAGATTTCTTATCTAATGGTTTCAAGATTAGACAGACATCAGGAAACATTAACGCAGGCAATATTGTTTACATGGCGTTTGCCGAGAATCCTTTTAAAAACTCTTTAGCCCGATGAGGTAATAATGTTTGCAATAATCTCCAACGGCGCTATCGCCCTTTTAGTCCAAGCTGGTACGCCTTTCACTTGGGATGGTACTCAGTACCCGGCAAACTGGTGCAACCTGTCCACGCCCGACCAGAAGGCAGCGATTGGCATGGTGGATGTTATTTACGCCCAACAGCCTAATGACCAATACTACTGGGTAACCCAGAACGCGCCTGTGTATGATCCCCTGCGTAACGTCGTGAACGTAACCTTTACTGCTACGCCTAAAGACCTGTTCATGCTGCAAGGTAACGCCGTAACAGCCGTGCAGCAACAAGCCTACTCAATCCTGCTTCCAAGCGATTGGCGCGTGGTCAAAGGCTACGAAACAAAGACAGCCATCCCCGATGACTGGAACACATGGCGTCAGACAATACGTACACAGTGTGAGACCCAAGTCGCAGCAATATCTGCTTGCACAACGGTTGACGAACTAGCTGCTCTGCCTCCAGTTGCATGGGCAAATGACCCGAACTACGTCGGAGTTTAAACATGCCTCTTACCCAAGTACAAGGTGAAATGGTAGCTGGCGGCACCGGTGCTTTGACTGTGCCTGCTGGAACGACTGCGCAAAGACCCGCTTCTCCTACCGTCGGTATGCAGCGTTGGAATACTACGCTTGGGCAAATGGAAGCGTGGACTGGAAGTGCTTGGCAACAGGTCACTTCATTGTTATATGAAATAAGCTATTTAGTGGTTGCTGGTGGCGGCGGTGCTGGCAGTGCTAACGGCGGTCAAGGTGGCGGTGGTGGTGGCGCAGGCGGGTTTTTGACTGGTACAGGCGCATTTAATTCAGGAACTGCGTACACAATTACTGTAGGCGCAGGTGGTGCAGGTGGCACAAATACAAGCACTCCTGCTAACGGCGTTGCTGGTAGTAATTCTTCTATTGCGTCATTGTCTGTCACGGCTATTGGTGGCGGTTATGGTGGCGCTGCAACTTCTGCTGGAGGCGGATCAGGTGGAAGCGGTGGTGGCGCAGGGACTGGAGGTACAGCATTTTCTGGAGGTTCCGGGACTTCAGGTCAAGGCAATGCTGGCGGCGCAAACAATGGAAATTCACCATACAGGGGTGGTGGCGGTGGCGGTGCAAGTGCTGTTGGAACAGCGGGTGGAAGCGTAGGTAATAGCGTAGGCGGGGCCGGTCTTTCTAGTTCTATTTCTGGCTCTGCCGTAACGTATGCAGGGGGCGGTGGCGGTGGCTCACATTCATCTTCAACTGCTTCAGCCGCAGGTGGTGCAGGTGGTGGTGGCGCTTCAGCAAGTCAGGCAAGTCAAACAGGCGTTGCTGGAACTGCAAACACGGGTGGTGGCGGTGGCGGCGGTGCAAACGTAGGTGTTGGCGGAGCAGGCGGCTCAGGCGTAGTTATTATTTCCTACGCAGGCTCACAGCGTGGCACAGGTGGCACCGTAACCTCATCAGGCGGATACACCATTCATACCTTCACGTCTTCAAGCACATACACAGCATAATGTTCGGCATAACATCATTCGCGCAGTCTCCTTTTGCTGGGTTAGGTGGTAACGCCTACGCCCTGACTGTTGCCGAAGCGATGACTGTAGCTTCTGATGCCTATGCTGCCCAAGCTGACTTTGCTGGTATTTACGACGAGTCGTTTGCTGTTACGGACGATGTGCCGTCGAACTTTAACTATTATGTTGACCTAACAGATACAAGCGATTATTCGGACGATTACTTTGGCGTAATTGACACGAGCGCAGCTCTTGCTGAAACGCTGTCCTTACTTGATGCCCTGACCGGTGGTTTGGACATCCCCGTTGCTGTTGATGATACAACCTCATATGCAGACGCTTATGCGGGCGCAGTAGACTTTACCGAAGAGGTAGACGAAGCTGTTACCCTGACAGACTTATATGCAAGCAGTGCGGTGTTTGCCTCGGCGTTGCTTGAGCAGATTACGGTTACAGAGACCCAGAACGCAACGTTTACCTTTACTACAGATGTTGCAGAGACGCTTACAGCTTCCGATTTATACAACGTATCAGTGGGTTACAGTGGGATTGTAATTGAATCCATAAGCTTTTCTGATAGCCTGCTAGTACGTGGTTGGTTTAGAATTAACGATAATCAGACTGGTGCTTGGGTGCAAATTAACAATACGCAGTCTACAAACTGGAACTCGATTAACAACGGTCAAAACCCCGGTTGGCTACCAGTCAACGACGATCAATAAGGAACTACGATGCCATCAACCTATAGCCCTAGTTTAAGGATCGAACTTATCGGTGACGGTGAGCAATCCGGAACGTGGGGTCAAACCACAAACAACAACCTTGGCACCCTGCTTGAGCAGGCAATTACGGGTATTACAAACATTAGCGTTACCGCTGGCGACGTAACCCTTACATCCTTTAACGGTGCAGTGGATGAGGCTCGAAGCCCTGTTCTGAACGTAACAGGCTCGCCCGGTGTAACACGAAACGTAACGATCCCAAACCAGAAAAAGACGTATCTGGTTAAAAACACATCAAACGCAACGGTTGGTATTAAAACTTCCGCAGGTGGTGCCGCAACGGTATCCTCGGGTTCCCAAAGCTTGTTGGTCTGTAACGGTTCAGACGTTGTTACGCCATACCTAGAAAGTACGGTTGTCACACCACCATTTGTTGCCGGTACGATTATGTTGTTTGTGCAGTCTGCTGCACCTACGGGGTGGACCAAGGTTACAACCTATAACGACGCTGCTTTGCGTATTGTTAACGGTGCAGCTAGTTCAGGCGGTGTAACAGGTTTTGCTACGATATTTGCTGCTGGTGGTATTACTTCTGGCGCCACAACGCTATCTACAGCACAGATGCCAAGCCACAACCACTTTATGAACGACCGTAACCAATCACCCGGTCAATTTGATCCGGGCGGTATCGGATTTTTGTTTCCCGGTGGTAACGCTCAATTTACAGCCAACACTGGCGGCAGCGGCAGTCATACACACTTGGTCACAATGAACCTTAAGTACGTCGATGTCATCGTTGCGAGCAAAGACTGATGGAACTTAAACCCGGAAATTTCTGCCCGTTAATTAAAGAAGACTGCGTACAACTTAAATGTGCGTGGTTTACTCAGTTGCGTGGTAAGCACCCACAGACAGGCGCTGATGTTGATGAGTGGGGCTGCGCGGTTACTTGGCTACCCATGCTTATGATTGAAAATAGTCAACAACAACGCCAGACCGGTGCGGCGGTAGAGAGCTTCCGTAACGAGATGGTCAAGGCTAACGAGACTACAACCCAGATACTGTTTGCTGCATCGCAACAGAACCTTTTGAAATAGGATTAATTATGGCTACTTGGTCTATTATCAGCATTACTGTGTTGCCACAAGTTGATGGGTATTCTGATTTTGCATGGCAAGTTGAGTGGGCATGTACTGCTACGGACGGCACAAACACGCAATCAATCACCTCTGCGGTGACGTTTTCTCCAGCCCAACAAACTGATCCTTACACGCCTTATGACGAGCTTACAGAAGCTCAGGTTGTTGAATGGGTTCAAGCTACGCTCGGTCCAGAAAAGACAGTACAAACCGAAGCTGTAGTAACAAATGCATTAACTGCAACACCAGCGCCTTTGCCTTGGGCTGTGTAATGGTTACAGCAAAGAAACCAGTTGCTAAGACTGCCGTTAAGCGAGCAGTAGCGCGAAGTACTGCAGCAAAGCCTGCGCCAAAGGTTACAAAGGCAGCACCACGCGACATGACGGACAAGATTCTTGACCTCATTAAGTGGGTGGATAACCCGTTTAAACTTGTTTCCGTCATTTTGCTGTCTACGATTGCTTTTACTGGATACTTTGCATGGGACAGCCGTCAGGTCATTTTGGCTGCAATTAAGTCAAGTAACTCGATGCCACAGCTAAAGACGCATGATGAGCTTGTGCCTATTGCAAACAGGCTTGTAAAAGAAACACAGGCGGTGGGTTTGGTTATCAACAAGGTCAACCTCGCCACAAATTCACGCACAACGGTGCTGGCTATTGCTAATGAGGAGCGTAACCACAAGCTAGAAGGCATCACAGTATCGTTGTTTAACGAGTCCCCAGCACGAAACGCTGACGTTGTATCTATGCTAAATAACGAGATAGCCTGTAAGCCGTTTGAGTCATCAAGTCCTGTGGGTGAGTGGGCAAAATCTCAAGGCGTGACGTATATGTGCCGTGGGTCAATACCCAATGAAATCGGTAAGTTTGCAGGATATGTTGCTGTAGGGTTCAAAGCAGAACCACGGGACTTAACATCCGTTAAGACTCGAATCATATTAGCCGCATCGGAGATGGACAAATGAAAGCAAAATGGGAAGCATTTAAGGCGTGGTGTAACGCCAAGTGGATGGCTGTAAAGGCTTGGTTTTCAAACGTGAGGTTCTGACATGCTACCGATTATGGATATCCTTGGCATCGGGATGAAGGTGCTAGACAAGTTTTTTCCTGATCCTGAGCAAAAAGCAAAGGCTCAGTTAGAGCTTATGCAGATGCAGCAAAATGGTGAGCTTGCCAAGATGCAAGCGGATATGCAAGAGCAAGGCGAGCTGACCAAGCGCCAAGAGAACGACATGAAGTCCGACTCATGGCTGAGCAAGAACATCCGCCCGATGACGTTGATTGCTATCCTTGCTGGCTACTTTACGTTCGCTATGATGAGCGCGTTTGATATGGAAACCAACAAGGCTTACGTCGAGCTGCTCGGGCAGTGGGGGATGTTAATTATGTCCTTCTACTTTGGTGGCAGAACGCTGGAAAAGATTATTGACATGAAAGCTAAAGAAAAAATTACTGAAACGGAGATTAAAAATGCAAAGTAATTGGCAAAAAGCGTTTGAGCAGATGCTGGCGAGCGAGGGAGGTTACGTTAACCACCCATCCGATCCCGGAGGACGGACAAACCTTGGAGTCACTCAAAAAGTCTGGGAAGAGTGGGTTGGTCGCGAGTCCAACGAAAAAGAGATGCGTAGCCTGACTCCTGAGATGGTGGAACCCCTGTACAAGCGTAAGTTCTGGGATGCCTGCAAGTGCGACGAGATGCCATCAGGTATTGATTACCTTGTCTTTGACTTTGCTGTAAACGCTGGCCCCGGTCGTAGCGCTAAGATCCTGCAAACTGCTGTGGGGGCTACACCTGATGGTGGCATTGGGCCAATGACTTTAGCTGCAGTAAATCAGTTTTCTGCTGAAGAGCTGGTTGAAAAGTTCAGCCAAGCCAAGGAAGACTTCTATCGCAGTTTAAACACCTTTGAGACATTTGGTAAAGGCTGGTTGAATCGCGTTGCTGCAGTTAAAATCAAAGCAACTTCCATGCTTGGATAAAGGTTCTCGGTTTATACCGAGGCAAAGGTGTTAAAAAATGTTACAGAAATTGACCTTCAGGCCGGGCGTCAACAGAGAAGGAACCAATTACGCAGGGGAAGGCGGTTGGTTTGACTGTGACAAGATTCGTTTCCGCTCGGGCTTTCCTGAAAAACTTGGTGGCTGGATTCGTCTATCTGATGAAACGTACCTCGGCACTGCGCGGTCGATGTGGAACTGGATTGACCTAAGCGAAGCTAACTACCTTGGGGTCGGCACTAACCTCAAGTACTACGTTGAAAAGGGTGGTTCGTACTACGACATTACGCCTATTCGGTTAACTGTTAACCCGATGCTTGGACCAACTCCTCCGGGGACTGGCAATCCTTTCTCGACCTCCGCAAGTACGCTGGCTGCTTCTTTGTTAGTGGGCGCTACCAGTATGGACCTTGTGTCGGCTACGTCTTTCCCAAACTCGCCCGGCATTCTAATTGTTGATTCAGAACAAATCTTCTACACATCCAAGTCTGGCAACACCCTGCTTGGTCTGGTGCGTGGTTATAACGGCACAACAGAAGCTGTTCATTCCAGCGCTACAGGTGTGTACTCATCTACGGTTCTTGTAACGGATGTGGGTAATGGCGCAACCAAAGACGATTTTGTAACGTTCTCAGGTGCCACAGGTCCGGTAGGTGGCATTACTGCCACTGAGTTAAACCAAGAATACCAAGTCTTTAACGTCGTCACAATTAACACCTACACGATTAACGCTAAAGATACCAACGGCGACTTGGCCTTTTCTAGTAGCGCTGCGTCTGGCGGCGGTGCTGCGGTTGTTGCTGCTTACCAGATCACAACAGGTCTGGACGTTTATGTGGTGGGTCTTGGCTGGGGCGCTGGCGCTTGGAGTCGTGGTGGGTGGGGTTCTGCTGCACCTGCTGGTGGTATTGGTCAACAGCTCTTGCTTTGGTCAAACGACAACTATGGTCAGAACTTAGCTCTTGCTCAACGTGGGGGTGCCATTTATTACTGGCAAGCTTCGCTAGGCACAAGTTCCCGTGCGCAGTTATTATCTGCGTTGTCTACGTCCGCTGGCTACAGTGGGCAGTTTGTGCCTGTACAGACTCTTGAGGTTTCGGCATCGTCTATCCAACGATTTATTATTGCCTTTGGTGCTAACCCATACGATCCGGGCGATCCAAACACAGACTTTGACCCCATGCTTGTACGGTGGTCGGATCAAGAAAACCCATATCAGTGGGTGCCAGACGTTACAAACCAGTCAGGTGAGTTCCGCTTATCAAACGGGTCAACCATCGTAACAAGCATCAATACACGTCAGGAAATCTTGATCTGGACAGACTCGGCACTGTATTCGATGCAGTACCTTGGACCACCGTACGTCTACAAGTTTGAAATCTTGATGGACAACATCTCCATTATCTCGCCAAACTCAGCCATTACGATCAACAACATTACCTACTGGATGGGCGACGGTAAGTTCTACCAATACTCCGGTCGTGTTGAGACGTTGCCTTGTTCGTTGCGGCAATATATCTTTAACGATATAAACAAGACCCAAGCGTATCAGATCTTTTCTGGCGGTAACGAAGGCTATAACGAGGTCTGGTGGTTCTACTGCTCAAACAACTCGAACGTTGTGGATAAGTATGTCATTTATAACTACCTAGATAAAGTCTGGTATTACGGCACAATGAGCCGCACGGCTTGGCTTGATTCGGGTATTCGTTCGTTCCCTATGGCTGCAGACTACAACAAGCGAATCCTTTACCACGAAGCAAACGTTGATGACGTATCAGGGTTAACCCCAGAACCAATTGTTGCGCATATTCAGTCATCTGACTTTGATATTGGTGATGGACATAACTTTGGGTTTATCTGGCGTATTCTGCCAGACATTAACTTCAATGGATCAAACGTCAACCAGCCCTATGTAACCATGACGGTAAAGCCCCGCCAAAACTCGGGTACGCCATATGGGGTATCAAGCAATCCTGCGGTTCGTAGTGCGGATAACTACTCGTTGACTAGTTCATACAACATCCAAGAGTTTGATGGTCAGGTCTATACCCGACTGCGTGGTCGCCAGATGGCTTTCAGGATTGAGTCCACCACTTTGGGCGTGTCATGGCAGTTAGGTACTCCCCGGATCGACATCAGAAATGATGGACGCAGGTAATGGCTAATAACTTATTGCTTCGTGGTACTAAGGCACCAAACCTTCCGATTGCACCGGGGGAGTACGAGCCTAGGCTTCACGAACAGTTTACGAACATTCTGCGCCTGTATTTCAGCCAGATAGACAACGTAACTTCAGCTTTGGCTGGTGGCAGTGGCGGTCAGTACCTGCAAAACCCGCACATAGCAGCCCAAAGTACGGTAGACCAGTACGCTACAGCCACCGATACACCGACTAAAGTATCATGGAATACGTTGGATTCTAACGACGGCTTTACCTTAAACCTTGATAGCACGGCAACTGCTGCCTATAGCGGCGTGTATAAGATTGACTTTAGTATCCAGTTTTCAAACACAGACAATGCTATACACGACTCTTACCTTTGGCTGCGTGTAAACAACGTTGACTTGCCCGGATCTAGCAGTAAGTTTTCTATCGCAGCTCGTAAAAGCGCGGGCGTTCCTGCCCACCTAGTTGGTTATTCAAGCGTTACGTTTGAGATTGAAGCTGGGGACTCTATAGGGCTGTGGTGGGCAACCGATTTAGCGTATAACCCCGTCGGTCCGGTCGATGGTGTTTACCTTGAGCATGAAAACGCTCAGACAGTACCTTATGCTAGACCATCAAATCCTTCCGCAATTGGCAGTATAGTCTTTGTATCTAGGCTACCTGCATGATAATATTAACTAATATCCTATTCAGGTGAAACTATGATCCCTATCGTAGCTGGTTTAATGATGGGCGCTGCCCTTGGTGGCGGAATTGCTGCGCTTCAAAAGAAAGATGTTCTACAAGGCGCTCTGATGGGTGGCATTGGTGGAGCATTAGGCGGAGCATTTATGCCCGCTGCCGGTGGAATTGCAGGAACTACTGAGGCTGCTCTTGCTGCTGGCGCTACTGAAGGAATTGGCGGACAAGCTCTAACTAATGTTGTTGAAAATTCTGCTATTTCTGGGGCTGGTGGTCTTGGAACTCCAGATATTCTTGGCGGTTTTGGTCAAACTGCTACGTCTGTTCCAACCGTAGCTACTGCTTCTGGACCCGGAACCGGTGGCTTATTTAGCGGCGGTATTGGTAACTTCCTTTCTCAAAACAAATTTGCTTTAGCTGGCGGTGCGCTTGGCGGTTCAATGGCACCGGGTGAAGAGCCTGATAAACCAGACGAAGGTAACGTCTATGATTATGGTTTTGATCAGCAATTAAATCCGCGCAGAAACGAACCCGGGCAATCGTACTATACGCAACGTTATAACCTCAAAGGTGTTCAGTCCGCTGAAGATTACGATCCAACTAAATTTGCTGCTAACGGTGGCATTATTGCGCTAGCTGAAGGCGGCAATCCACAAGACTACCGTGTACCAGAAATGATACCGGCACAAACAAACACATACGCACCAAACATTCGCCGTGTAGCACCTGAAGTAGCTGCGTATAACCAGCAAATGATGCAACGAGCAAACCAACAGTACAACATCAATCCTCGCCCTGCGGCACTGCAAGTTATGGGGATGGATCGCCCTGCATTTGGAACGGCTCCTGCAGTATTGCCTTCCCCTGCTTTTACTAAACCGGCTGATGCTGGAATAGGTGGCTTGCGTTTTGATCCAGTAACAGGACGTTACACAGGCACATTTGAAGCGCCCGGCAACAAAAAAACTGACTTAGAAAAAATGCGTGATGAGCTTGACGCGCTTAAGTCAGAGAAATCCGCATATTACGACTCAGGTAGTGGCGGTGCAGCCGCAGGTGGTTTGATGGAATCGTACGCAATGGGTGGAGATATTGGTGGTCGTTACCAAAGTCCTGATGATATGGGTATGGGTGACCGCATTGGCGCGCACACTACTGTGAACATGGCACCTCACTACCCAATGCAAGGTATGTATCAAGGGTATGCTAGTGGTGGACACTTAGGTGACTATTCTGACGGTGGTCGGTTGTTGAAAGGCCCCGGCGATGGAGTAAGCGATGACATACCTGCTCAAATTGGCGCTCGTCAGCCTGCTCGCCTTGCTGATGGTGAGTTCGTTGTTCCTGCTCGTATTGTTTCTGAGCTTGGTAACGGAAGTACTGATGCCGGTGCAAAACGCTTGTATGCCATGATGGATCGCGTTCAAAAGAACCGTAAGAAGTCTGTTGGTAAAGGTCGTGTAGCTGTTGACTCCAAGGCGTATAAACACTTACCAGTATGAAAATACAGCATGTACCGTTGCAGCATGTTGCGCAAACTTGGGAATTAGTCCAAGAGCATTTAGCTGAATCACAAGTACATGCAAAAGGGGATTACACCCTTGAGCAAATTAAGTTATGTGTATTGACTGGGCAGTGGTTGTTGTTAGTAGCAACGGATGATGACAATAAGATTCACGGCGCAATGACCGTAGATTTTATAAACCGCCCAAACCACAGAGTAGCTTTTGTTACAGGTACTGGCGGTAAGTTTGTTATCAACGAAGAAACGTTTAAGCAACTAGAAAATATATGCCGGGTCAACGGTGCTACTAAGATAGAATGCGCTGCAAGGGATTCGATGTCTAGGCTGTTGGGGCGGTTTGGGTTTAACGAAAAATATATTATTTTAGAGGTATCACTATGAGCGGCGGCGGATCATCAACACCTACCCAGCAGAATGTCACAACGACATCTATTCCAGAATACGCACGTCCTTATGTAGAGAAATCAATAGGGCAAGCTGCTGCGTTAACAAACATTAATGACAATCCATATACGCCTTACGGTGGGCAACAGGTTGCTGCGTTTAATCCGCTTCAGTCTCAAGCAATGGGCAACATTGCTAACCAACAGACTGCATCACAACTGACAGACGCATCTAACATCGCGTCGCGGGTTGGGCAGATGGCGCTTCAGACCCCTGAGCAAGCTCGTGGGTTGCAGAACACAGCGTTGGGTTATGGCGCACAAGCTGCTGGTGCTGGCTCTCAGTACGCAAACATGGCGACTTCCCCCGGTGCTATTGGCGCTTATATGTCGCCCTACATGCAGAACGTTGTTGATCTGCAGAAACAAGAAGCTAATCGTGCGTTTGATATTACTGGCGCACAGGTGCAGGGTCGTGGTGTGCAAGCTGGTGCCTTTGGTGGCTCCCGTGACGCGTTGATGAGGGCTGAAAACGAGCGCAATCGCAACACCGCATTGGCTAACATCCAAGCACAAGGTTCTCAATCTGCTTACGATCAAGCCATGAAGTCTATGCAGTATGGTTCAGGTCTTGGTTTGCAAGGTCTACAGACAGGACTACAAGGTGTTCAAGGTGCGGTGGGTGCAGGTCAATACGGTCTTGCAGGCTTAGGTACAGCAGGTACAGCAGCTTCTACCCTTGGTGCGTTGGGTCAGACTCAGTTTGGTCAAGACATGGCTATCAACCAAGCTCAAATGCAAGCTGGTGCGTTGCAACAAGCTCAAGAGCAGAAAGGTTTGGATGTTGCTTACCAACAGTATCAAGACAGCTTAAACTATCCGTACAAACAGCTTGGGTTTATGTCTGACATCTATCGTGGCTTGCCAATGGCGCAGTCCGCACAGTCTATGTATCAGAACCCAAGTATGGTTTCTCAAGCCGCAGGTCTTGGCACGGCGGGTATGGGTATCTACGGCATGTATAACATGATGAATAAAGCAAAAGGCGGTGCTATTGAAGACCAAGAAAGTGACGGTCTCGATACGCTAGGCATGTACAACGCCATGAAAGGATGATGTGATGATTACGGACATGAACGCTCGTGTGGCAATGGCTCAAAAGTTATCCATCCCACAACTCCAGCAAGCTATTAAGAATGGTACTGTACCTGCCTATGTAGGCGTCCCTCTCTTGCAAGACAAAATGCGCCAGCAACAACAGATGCAAATGGCAGCGGCGCAACAGCAACAAGGTCAACAGCAACAACAACGCCCAATTGCCGACGAGGTAATGGATCAAGCTTATGAGATGAACGGCGGCGTAGACCAGTTACCAAGCAACCTGCCAATCCAAAACGAAGAAGACGAAAAGGGTTATGCAGGTGGTGGCATCATTGCGTTTAGTGGTGACAGAACAAGTGATGTTCGGGATCCAGACAGACGTTCTCCTACAGATAGAGGGATAGACGAATTAATAGCGCGGATTAATAGTTCGGCAAACAACAACATAGTCATTCCTCCTGCCGCTAATACAGGTATAGCAGGGGTTGCGCCAGAAGTATTTTCGGTAGATGGGGTGTCCCCAGAATTTGGCGGGTCATCTATTACTGCAGATCAAGATGCTGAGCGAGTAGCAAAAATTCAAGCTGAACGTACCGCAGCAGAAGATGCTCAACGACAAGCGTTTTTACGCACAGCCGCCCCTCAAATGGTAAGACCTGAAGCCCCAGCACCTGAAAGGACCGTAGATACTGGTATGTTTAGTGGCGTAGATTCTACAGGTCCAGATGTAATCCCGCCAAAAGCTCCTTCGCAGGGCGCGGTGTCACCTGATGTGGCAAGACAGATTAGTGCTACAAACCCGGGCGCGCCAGCTTCACTCGATGCAGCGGAACGTCAAGCAGCAAATGGGTCTCCACAAGCTTCCGCAGCGGTTAGCATGCTAGACAGATACGTCGCTATGCTTGAGAAGAGCGGGGACGATGTTGGACGTCAGAAGAAAGAAGCTTTGTACATGGCTCTTATTCAAGGTGGTCTTGGCATGATGGGCGGCACATCGCCTAACGCGTTTGCAAACATCTCTGCAGGTCTGTTGCCTGCTACACAGGCTTACCAACAAGCTATTGCAGGTATCCGCAAAGATGACCGCGCGCGTCTTGAGAAGCTTATGTCTGCCGGGCTTAAGAAAGAAGAGTTCCTGCTTAAGGCTCAAGAAATTGGTATCAACCAGCAGAAAGCTGACAATTGGTATGAAGTTATGAAAGACAGAAACGCCGCAATGGCTGGGCGCGGCGGTGGCGATAAAGATTCACGGCAACTAAGACAGCTAGCGTTCCAAGCTAATTCTAAATATTTAGAAACGCAAAGAGATGCTCCAAAGTTAAAAAACACGCAAGACTATAAAGACGCTGCGGCTGTACTTGCTATGCCGTTGCCTAAAAACGCTTCGCCAATGATGGTAGAGCGGCGCAAACAAGCGCAACAAATTGTTGACGACATTAACTCTCAAATTACTGGGCGTGTAAATGAAGCTAGGATAGCAAGAGATTTTTGGTCTGGCGAAGCTAACTTTGACCCCGCTAAAATGTACAGCGGAGACGCGTCTGGCGGTAATGTCCCTACTATATCTTCGCAGGCTGATTACGCTAAACTACCCAAAGGCGCAAAATATAAAGACCCGAATGGCGTATTACGTACAAAAGGCTAATCATGGCTAATTTCTGGGAAAACGACCCTGAAGTAAAAAGTGGGGATGCATCTAACTTTTGGGAAAACGACCCAGTCGTAGAAGAAAGAAAACGAGAAGAACCAAAAGAAGAACCCAAAGAAGCTACCGCTAGTGGGGAAGCGGTTAAAAGTTTTAAGCAGATGGGTTCTGCTTATCAGACTGCGCTTGGCACTTTTACAGGTGATCCCGAAGCCGCTGTGCGCGAGGGTATGAAGCGCCAGCAAGAGTACATTAAACAGTACGGACAAGCTCGTGGTCTAGAAGAGTTCACGAAAGCCTATGGCGAGAACGGTATCTTTGCTGCTGGTGCTGAAGCTTTGTCACAAATACCCACGGCATTGTCTGGTCAAGCTGCAAACCTAGCTACTATTGTAGGCGGTGGTAGGCTTGGCGCGATGGTAGGCGCTCCTCTTGGTCCGGCTGGTGCTGCAGTAGGCGCTACGATTGGTGCAATCGGTACACAGATTATTCCTTTCTACCAACAAAACCTTGAGGCGCAGTTGCGCGCGCAGGAAGAGCGTGGTGAGAAACCGGATCTAAACCGTGCTAAAGCTCTTGCGTACGCGGCGGTACAGTCTAGCGCCGAGATTGGTGGTACGGCATTAGCGTTCGGTAAGAATTTAATTGGCAAGATCATTGGGTCAAAGCCCGCTGCCGAAGCTACCGAGACGCTTGTTAAAGCAGCTAAACAGTCACTACTTGGCGCGGCGGGTAAAGGCGCGCTACGTGCAACCGGGGCAGAGATACCGGTAGAGATGGCACAAACTATTCTCCAACGACACCAAGCCGGTGAGTCACTGACTGACGCCGATGCACTTGAAGATTATAAAAATACTGTCTACAGCACAGTGTTGGTAGCAGGTCCGCTTGGTGCTGGTGCAGGCCCAATCAACCGTATGCAAGCGCGCGGTAAGCTCGCGGAGCAAGAGCTACAGAAACAGTTACAACAAGAAACCGAAGAAGAAATTAAGACAGAGACCACACAAGCCCCGCCTGTTGGCGAAGCTGATATTGAAAAACAAATTGCAGATATTGAAGCTGCTGGTACGACCCCGCCTGTTGATAAAGATGTAATTGTTAGTCAAGGAGATCAAAGTGCAACTGCTCAGACTGACGGTACAGGAGCTGGAGTTGGCACTACAGTTTCTGGACAGCCCGCAGGAGGACCCGCCACAGGAGTTGTGGGAACTGACGGAACTGGAGTGGCTGTCACTGGAGATACTAGCCAACAGGCTCAAACTACAACAACTGAACAGCCCAGTGCAGTAGAAGCACTAGACTTTCAAGCTTGGTTAAACAAAAAGGGTATCCCACTTACAAGCATAACGTCCCAAGAACAATGGGATGCGTTACAGCAAGAGTGGAATCAAGAAACTGGAAGCGGTAGCCAACAAGCTACACCTGCTGTCACTAAAACACCTAAAGTATCTAAGACAGAAAGTGAAATTACTAGTTTATTGCAACCCTTAACTAATGGCGGGATGAGTCCTGAACTATCATCGGTTGATGAACGCAAGCTAGTGCAAAAAATGGTAGCTAAAACAATAAATGATGGTTTAGCTGCTGGTAAAACCAACGAAGAAATTTTACAACAAATTAATAGAAGCACTAGAGATGCTTTAGGTTCTGGTGGTGTCTATGCAATTGATGGTTTTATTACAAATAAACGGGATGAAATAAAGAAAAAAGTTACTACACCTGCTGTTACTACACCTGCACCAGTACAAGAAGCTGCTCCTGTTGTGGCTACACCCACCGCAGTTACTGCCCCCGCGCCAATTAAAACCGAAACCGAAACAGGTTTAGATGTTTTAGCTGAAAAGAAAATTGCTAAACCTATTAAGTATGTGGACAGGTATACACCAACACCTGAGCCATCGGCAAATAATTTTCTTAACCAGAATAGTACTTACGGCAAAGAGGCACCTCTTACTGTAGACCGTGGCGTTGATATGGCTGCGGCTGACCAAGCTTTTGACCTGTTTGATTCTGCATACGGAAAAGTTCTTAACCGTCTGAGAGTCTTAACTAACGCAAAAAATAAACAAGAAGGTGTTGACGGTAAGTATTCATTTGAGCGCCCGCTAGAGTTCATGACGGCAAATGAGCTAATTGATTTATACAAACAAAATTTTGGCGCGCGCAAAACATTCGACGAAGGCGGTAAGGCGCGACTTGATGCCGCCAAAAACCGTGCGGCGTTTGTAGAATCTTTAACGCCTGAACAACGCGCCAAATACGATGCCGCTTTAGAAAAGCTTTTAAAACAAACTGTCATGGCAGAAGCCAGCGGGCGTCGTGAGGCTACCGAAAGTGACCAGCGCAAGCAAAAAGAAAAACAAGAAAAGCAGACAAAGAAACAGACAAAGAAAGCTGTTGCCGATGTTCAAGAGCAAGTAACTGAAGCAACCAAGACCGACGAACAGATTGCGGCGGAAGAACGTGCTGAAGCTGAAGCTTTCATAAAACAACAAGAGACGGATAAAGATAAGTCGGACACCGCTGACGCCCTTAAATCTGAGGCGCAGGTAGAAACGGAAGCTAAAACGGAAGCGGTCAAAGAAACTAAAGAAGAAGAAAAGAAAGTTACAAAGCGCGACAAGCGACTTATGTCCGCCGTCAATGACTCTGGCGATATAAAGAGCGTACTTGAAGAGATTGCTGGTGGTGAAACCACAGCTGTGTCAGTAATTGCTGAAAAATTAGCCAGTGTCTTTAAGTACTTAAGCATTACTGACCCAACCGCTAAACGCATTCAATTTTCTGAAAATTTTTTAGCTACTGTTGGCGTCAAAGATGCTGATACTAGCGGCGCTGCTACCAGCGAGGAAAGAAAAACTACTAAAGTTAACAAAAAAGAAATTAAGAAAGCGCTTTTAACTAATGACGGTATGTTTATACCAGATGCTAACGTGATCTTGATTGCTGGTGCTGACGGTAAATATACTGGTAAGCGTGATCTAGGCGAAGTAGTTCTGCATGAAATAATGCACTATTACACAGACCATGTAATAGATAACCGCGCTGCTTATATAAATAGCCTAGACCCTGAATATCGTGCCGAAGCTACAGCCGCGCTCAATCGTCTTAGATTGAATTTTATTCGCGCAAAATCCGTGCTAGGCAAAGAATTTAATATACCAACCATCAAAGAATTTATTGCTGAAACTTTTTCTAACTCAGAATTTCAGCAAGCTTTAAAGCGCCTTGATGCGGAAGGTAAGCAATACAAATCTGTAACTAAAGATAACATGTTCTTAAATTTTGTTAAGAACGTAATGTCTGCGCTTGGTATATACAGCACGAACGATATAAACGTTACGCTTAAAGAAACGCTAGAAGACGTCATGAATATTATTTCTACGCCGCAAGCTGGTATGCGTGGGCGTAGCGTTTCATACAGCACAGCGCCCAAAACGACAAACATGGGACCGTCTAAGCCCGCGAGCCTGTACGACGATGACTTAAGATATATGCCGGAGAAGTTTAAAACCGAAAGTCTGGTTACTAGAATAGCTAAGGCGGTCACGCCAGATTGGTTGGTTAAGAAGTTTCAGAACGATAAGCAGCTGTCTAAGAAATTGGAAAACCAATTAGGGCTGGCTGGCAAATTAAAAATGAGCGGGGAAGACCGTAACGACTCATACACCATTGTGTCGCTCGCTCGCGGTATCAGCAAAAACTTATACAACGAAAAAATTCTTCCGGGCGTGACAAAACTGGAAACAGCTTTTAACGAGCTATCCAAACTCACTAAGCTGTCAAACGAAAAACTTGTTGCTTTGATTGACAAGGTATCTATTGCCAAGCACGAGCCTGAGCGTCGTATAGTTAAGTTCCTTAAGACCGCGCCTTTAAAGCCACAGATGGCGGACGTTCGCCAAAACATTTTTAAGCTGCTTGACTCGAACACGTTAAGCCAAGCTCAAGCAGTACGGCTGCGTAAAAAGCTAGATGCAATCATGTTCCAAGTTGACCAGAACGGCAACCCAGTTATTGGGCCTGACGGTTATCCGGTTGTGAACACAAATAATGTTACGCCACTTGGCAACAGTCCAAGAGACTTTAAAACTACCGATGTTAGTCATGCAGACTACACCGTGGTGGATATGGACGGCGCGTCGGTTAAAAATATTAACGATGAGTACAACAACCACCCGCAAAAAGCCTTGATTGACCGCGTGTTAGCGGCACAGCAAGAAATCATAAACTCGTCTAAAGAGCTTAACCAGACAGCTAACTATGTTTCAGACCCAGTAAATAACCTGATAAATTTTTACGGATGGAAGAACTACGTGCCGATGAAGGCGCGCTTTGAAGCCGACGGAGATTTTGATCCCGCACACAGGGGTCGGGAAGAACAGGAAAACCAGTATTCGTTTGAAGGTATGGATAAGGTACCTGATAGCCCGCTCCTGTATGTTCTGTCCGATGGTGCGCGCGCGGCTTCGCGTGCTGGGCGTGAAGGCTATACGCTGTCAATTAAAAACAACGTGCTTCAAGGAAACATTCGGGGAGCTGTTCCCGGAGATGTTAAAAACATCCCATTTGATGCGCGGGATACAGAGTTAAAGAAATTTAAAAAAGCAAGTACCATCTTCCATTACAACAAAGATGGTTCGGTCGATGTGATTACGATCAAAGACCCAGCAGTGATTGATTCGTTGCGTCGTACATACAAGGACAGTAACCCCCTTGTTGATGCCATGAACATAGCAACTGGTTTCGTGGGTAAGATGCACACGCGGTACAACTACGCGTTTGCGCCAATGAACTTCGTGCGTGACGCACTGACCAACTCTTTTGTGTTGGGTGCTGACTTCGGTCCCGGCGCAGCTGCAGAAATGCTTGGTGCAATGGCGGCTAAAGTAGGCGCGCAAGGCGGCTTGTACAAGGCTATGAGAATAGCAAACATGTACGAGAACGGTGACGTTAAAGGCATGCGAGACTACGCATCCAAAGACGCCTTTGCCAAAACTATCGTAGAGTATCTCTTGAAGGGTGGCGCTACAGCATACACCTCTAGCATCGCGCTTAAAGATCAGCTGCAAGAACTTAACAAAGAACTTGGGCGCGGCAAGATCATAAAGACACGCGATCAGCTTGAAAAGTTTGTTGATGTCTGGAACAACATGTTTGAATTTAGTAGCCGCGCCGCCGCTTACGGTGTGGTGAAAGACAGGTTTATGAGCCAAGGTATGTCCGATGCAGATGCTGCTCAGCGCGCTGTAGGGTATGTCAAGAACCTAGCTAACTTCGAACAGACAGGCGAGTATGGCAAGATGATGGGCGGCTTGTTCATGTTCTTCCGCCCCGCCGCAACGGGCGCTGTTCGTGCTATTGAAGCTGTAGTACCTGCATTCCCGGGGTCTTTGGCGCGCGCAGTAGCTGCCTTGCCAAAATCTATTAGGGATGACACGCAGGCTTTGGCTAGGTTTGAAAAAGCGTACGCGCAAAAGCAACAGAGCGCGCGCATCATGGTTACATCTCTCATGGGTCTTGGGATGATGATGTATTACATGTCGGCTATGATGTCGCCAGAAGATGAGCTTGGTCGCAACTCTGTACACTCTGACAACATGAAGCAGTGGAGTCGTTACGCGCGCTTCCACATACCAAATGAAATATCCGAAAAGCTTGGTATGGGCAAAGACGTTGTATTCCAAATGCCGTGGGGCTTTGGACTTGGCGCGTTCGCAGCTGCTGGGGCGCAGATAGCAGCAGCAGAGGCTGGTCGTGGGACTCTTCAAGAGGCGCTTAAAAACATCTTTACCGACATCGCGCTCGATTCGTTCGTGCCGTTGCCGATATCTAAGATGGATGCCACAGACAACCCGATCAACTTTTTAATTGACTCAATTTCGCCAAGCATAGCGCGTCCGCTATTACAGTTCGCACTGAACAAAGACGGTCTGGGACGGGGCATATACAACGAGCCGTACCGCCGTATGGCAGATGCGTTTGGTGCCGGAGACCGTATCCCTGAAGCATATAAGGATGCCGCGCGCTATGTCTTTAACGAGATGGGTGTAGATGTAAACCCGAACTCACTCTACTTCCTGTCCAACAGTTACTTTGACGGTGTAGGGCGTTTGCTTGAAACCGTTTACAGCGCGCTTGGACTTTCAGGTGAGAAGCCTGATAACATTAAACGCGACAGTTTGTTATTCGGGTCGTTCTTTGGGTCTAAGGGTAACGTGGACAACCGCGAGTGGGGTGAGGTGCAGTCTCAGCTCATGAAGAAGCAAGCGAACTTGAATGGCGCTAAGACTGACCCAGAAGCGTACTTCAAGTACATGGAACGCAATCCGATGGACGAAGTGCTGGTTAAGTCATACCTAAAAGACGTCAACGGGTCGCTGAAGAAACTGCAAACTGAAGCTAAACAGATCAGGATGATGCCCGGTCTGTCGCCCAAAGAACGTCAAGAAATGTTGGAGCCTAATCGCATGATGCAAAGTCTGATTAAGTCCAACCTAGTAGAGAAGTACAAGATGTACGGGATTAATCCTTAACCCACACGCCAAGCGCGCACACCGATGCAGTTGTCCTTAGAAGATGGGTAGGACTTGATTCGGATGCCAGCGCGCTTGGAACAGCAATCTATGATGTAGATCATTTCAGCAGGACGTAGGGTAGGTATAAAGAAGCTGTCCCCTACGTCCATGCCTTGAAATGGGAACACCCACTCCGGTTCAAGAATCTGATTCGGTGTCATTTGATAACCAATCTGTTGGCACTTGTGTCCTGAACCAATACAGGTAAGTCGGTGATGCACTGACCGCTGTCTTCCACCCTGTGGTCAGCCTACCTTTCTTGTCGTCAATCAACACGCCACGCGAACGCATATCATGTTCAAACTCACGGGTGCTTATCTGCCGCTCGGTAAGGTACTTCTTGATTTCTGACTTGGACACTTGCAACAGGCTTTCGTTTGTATCTATACGCGCTACGATGGAGTTGCGTGGTTCGAGAGCGACCTTACCGTCTTTAATAACCAGCGTCTTGCCCATGTTTGTGTTAACAAAGTCACCAAGCATAGACTCGTAGTCGGTGCGGTTAACCTTGATCACCTTGTCCCGAATCATAATCATTTCTAAGATGACCTGATCGTAGATGCGTTGTAGCGTAAGGTTTGTGATGTCTGCGTTGTTGGCAATTGTACCCGCCGTAAAAACTGCGGAGACTAAGTTCCTGTAGAACCGGTACGTGGAGTTGTCGCCAAAGTCCTTATCAAAGCGTTCACCCCACTGTGAAACGTTATCTAGCACGTAGCTCTCGCCAAGCTTAAAAACATTCTGTATGAAGTCAGGTCCGGCAAACCCAAAGTTGTTACGGAACCCATCAAATATATGCACACCAAGCCTAGCGCCGCCATCACCTTCTAGGAGCTTTGGCTTACGAACCAAGAACTCAACCATCCGTGCAGCTTCACCGTCGGGGTTAGCTTTTAGCTCTTCAAACTTGTTGTACATTCCGTTGTTGGTTGTGAAGATGCCGATGCCTGATGCACTCATCTCGTACTCGCGCTCAGCGTTAACCGACGCTTGCATCCTGATCTTGGCTTTACCGTGGGAGATAGCATGGGTTAACTGCGACGCAATGAGCGGTGTCATATTAGATGTTTCATCCACGCCGAACACTATGTTGTGCAGGCCCAGCAGTCTACCTATCATGCCGTTGGGTGTTGCATCAAACACGCTAAGCTCTTTCGGGTTACCAAACGCGCTGAGTGCGCCGTACATAGCACCTGTCTTGGCGTTACCTGATTTGCCATGCAAGCTAAGCACCACGCCTGATGTAGATGTGTATCGCATGAGAGGAGAAGCAAAGCCACACAGGGCTGTGAATGCGTGAATCTCTAGCTCGGGTTTGTCCAAGTAACTCATAGACTCTTTCCACCGGCTGTACGTCCCTTGAGTTGTGAGATGTTTAGCTATGCCTTTGACAAACGGGGACGCCGCCGCTACTAAATCCTTGCCGTCACGGGTTAGTTCTCGTTTGCCAACGATGAAGCTGTTGTTGTCTTCCGTCCATCCCATCTGCATACGCATGACATCTGCGCGCTCGGTGTTCTCCAAGTACTGTCCCCACTTAATTATGTAATTCATCAACGCCTCTGTAGAATTCTGGTTAAAGAACGCGCCCTGACTGGTCAACGCTTTCTTAAATTCTTCCTTTGCATATGCAAGCTTCATCGGAAGTAAAAACTCTCGGTTACCATCTTTGGGCAACACTAAGCGCATGGTCAAGCATTCGCCATCAACAGTACTAAACATACGCCGTGTAGGGTACAAGTCATGCGCTAACAAAACCACTGGGTCTTGCTCGTGCTTAACGCCCTTCTTGTCGATCACAGGGGCTGGTTGATACAAGATACCGCCGTTCACACCACGGTAGTATGGTCTTAGAAGGTCTGGAAATTCTTGAATCGCTTCGGGATCCTGCTCCTGCCGAATTGTGTCCTGCGGATTTGGTGATCTTGCAATTCGGATTTCTTTTCCAAGCTGGATGGGGGATGATATTTTTCCCTTATGGACGCATCCGCCACAGAGATCGGGTTTGTCTGAGTTTTCTTCGAACCAACTGCACCTGCGACACCCACTAAAAGAATGGGCAACTTTGTAGGTTTCTTCGGGATCATAGTTGTCGTAGTCTTCTGATATTTTATGTATGGCGGTATCGCCATCGTCGCACCTAACTGCGACCGTGAGTACTCCTGCCCATGTGTTACGGCTAACGGTGTTTGGGTTTGAAATCACATCTGCAATCTGTAGGCAACCGTCGCCCTCTAGACTACGCACCGCAATCTTCTCGAACGAATACTTGAAGTTGTCCAACCCAAGCATCTTGCGTTCTTCGTCACTAAGTCCCTTGCTTACCCGCGCGAGGATGTCGCTTGCTGACTCAAGTTCAGGCTCGCCTAGGAATTCTTTAAACGCATCAAACGAATAAGTATGAATTTCATCACTGATGAATTCACAAAGCGCAGGCGGGTCCGGACGATAGTTCGTCGAACCTACTACACGCATGAATCGCGCCAAGTCAGCGGGCGTTGCCTCTTCATCAAAGATCGGTAGTGTGTCACGGCAATACGTTTTAAATTTCTTAGCGTACGGCAAGAAGTCTATCGCAGGTATTTCGTCGTCAAAGATCCAGTAGGCATGTAGCCCAATACCTGAACTTATCCGTACGGGCGGTGGCAACTCCGAGTCATCTAAAAATTTATCTAGAGCGGCTACAGCCTCTTCTTTGGTAGCGTAGCCTTTGCCTTCTTCGGCTTTGTCTGCGCCTACATCAAAGTCGATAAAGAATGATTTGTGTGCCACGCACTCGGACGCGGCGCGCTTGTACTTTTCAAAAGTGCTTGGTGATATGTAGCAGTCGTGGTTACGGTTGTTGATCCCTTCTATCTTTCTGTGGAGTTCGTCGATTGTTTCTGCATAGTGATGGCGCATCTGCTTGCCTTTCGGCTGTGATCTATCCAATTCACCAAGACAGTAAACCCCCTGCTTAGGCAGTAACTTCTCATAAAATTGTTTTATCATTTCTTGAGCGGAGTTTAAAAAAGCGTGATTGCTCACGCTTTACGTTGTCGGGTTGGGGGCTTGCGCCCCCGTACTTCATTTTTCAAGCGGCTTGCCGATCATGTCTTCGATGTACTTCCTTCCTTGCTGAATGTTGTTGACTGGCAGTAGTCCTTTCACCATGTCACCTTCAACAAGCTCGGTAAATATTTCAACGACCTGTTGGTTCTTGTCGCGGATAGGTTTGCCACGGAACCAACTGTAAACGGTCATGCGGGTCACACCCAACGCCTCTGCTACATATTTGGCAGGTAGGTTTGCTTTAACACAGACCTTAGCCAGCCTTACCCCCGCGCGATGCGGGTCAGCTTGGTGCATGTCCAACAAAAACTTTTCACTGTATGTCCGTGGCATTTCATTAACCTTTCTTAGACCATTTCTTCACGATGTCGGAGACATCAGACGGTTGTTCCGCGCTTGACTTAGTAGACTCACGCTTCACGGGTTCTGCTACATCTGCTTCGACTGCTACATTCGAAACAATTGCAGCTACGTTTTCAAACCCACCATCACCTTCTTCGCTTGTGTCTGCTTGGTAGACGTTCATCTTGATAGCAGCTTCAGCGGCGGCACTCTTCGCTTGATTAGCGACAATAGCCAAGTCACCTTCCGGTGTTACGCCAGCAGGTGAGAACAGCACTTTCGGCACAGGTGATTTTGTGTCGAACGCCATGCGGGTAATAACGCGCCCCGCTGATACGTTGTGCGATGCCAAGTGTTGGATGTAAGGACGGAAAGGCCAACGACCGTTATCTTCTTTACCGAAAGACGAGGTAGCAGGTAAGACTAACTGCATCACGTCACCACTCGGATCGTTAGGTAGTACAACAGCAGTGCGCCATGACAGCTTACACTTTGTACCCATGCCGTTATCGCCCGAACCTTTGGCGCTGTACTGGCAGTCGTTGCACGAGCTAGCGATAGGGGTTTTAACTTCAGGATCAGGTGTGTCTGAATTGCTCGACCAACAAGTTGGGCTGATCTTCTCACCCTCTTTGTAGCCTTGCATATATAACATACGCGATGCTTTGTGCGCCATCTTAACAATGATCACATTCATGTGACGGTCTTCGATTGCCCCAATCTCTTTACCACCGGCATACTTGCGGAATACTCCGCCTTTGATAGAAATGCGCTTGATGCCACCTTTACCACCACCGCCAGCTACGGCAAGTGTATCTTCATCAAGACCGGCAAGCGCGGGGTTATTGGATAGCAGGGTTGCAAGTTCGTTACTCATTTATTTTCCTTTGACTGAATCAAACTATTTAGCAGTTGGTTTACGGACGGTGATTGAAAACTCTCTCATGACGTTGATACCGGGCGGGAGACCGTCTTGCTCATGCCCTGTCATGAATTCTTTAAAGTTGCCCTGATGAATACGACGCTCGAACAGTTCAACAGCTTTATGTTCCAAGACAAAATCACGGAAGTTGTCCCAGTCATTGCAGTAGAAACGCTCGTTAAGCTTGCGTGTAACAGTCCCTGCGCTCGTCTTAAAACCGTCAGTATTGGTCTCGTTACAAACAGCTAACAGCGACTGCTCCACTGTCTGAAGATCCTTTTTCAGATCAGCATCTTTTGCTTCGTACTCGCGTAGTATGCTCTCACGCTGATTTCTAATTGTCAAGTATATGTTTACTAATTCTTCAATATTTGTACTCATGTTAAACCCCTAGTTCCTGTTTATATAGATCGACCAGCTTCTCGTGTAGGCTTACTTTGCCTTGAAGCATCTGATACATTTTGCGTTCGACTTCAGACCCCTGCAGGTGTACGACAGTCATGCTGTTTTTTTGCCCGACTCGGTCTATTCGTGCTACGCATTGAAGGTATGTCTCCACACTCATGACGGGTGACCAGAACACGACCGTATTTGCGGCAGTGAGGGTTACGCCATGCGAGGCAGACTGTGGTTGTATGACTAGCACTCTAGGTGCGGTCATGGTTTGGAAGCGGTTAATAATCTCTGACCGTTCCTTGGCGGGTACATCTCCGTTAATTATTTCATTGGTGACTCCTTCTTGGTTTAAGTGTTTAGCTACAAGAACAATGGTGTGCCGAAACGGTACGAACACAATTACCTTATGCTCGGTCTCGTCTAGCACCTCCATCAAAGCGTTTAGCCGTGGGGATACATCAAACTCGATTACTTCTTTGGTGTCGGTATAGACTGCGCCACCCGATATCTGCAACAGCTTACTGAGCGCGGCGGCGGCATTCACCGCACTAATCTCTTCACCTGCGGCTTCTATCAGTAATTGACTTTTTAGCGCATGGTAGTACTTGTTTACTTGCGCGGTAAGCGGTACTTCGCGCGTTTGATACATAACTTCTGGCAAGTCAAGACACTCTGCCTTGGTAAAGCGGATAGCGGGTTGTAACGC